GTGCTTCAACACTCACTGCTAAAGACATGGCACTGGATAGTATACAGCAAGAAGGTACAGTCTTAGACGCATTGGAAGAGGGTAGTCCTTCGTCCAACATTATTGCTGCACCTTACAAGATGATATTTAGTAATGCTTTCGATCAGGTGTTTGGAACACAGAGTAAGTTTACTGCCGAAGATATAGGTGAGGACACTATGTCTGTAATACAAAAAGCACTAGCTAGCGCAGAAGCAAGAGGCTCTAGGAGTGTAGAGTATGATGATTATCCTCTGACTGCACGTGGATTGAAAGTGTCGTCCTTCATTGCTAACTTCAAGGATGTTACAGGTAAGAAACTGTCAGCAGCCGAGAAGAAACAAATGGAAGATGAAGTTAATGCTATCTATCCTAACAATCCTATAGGCTTTGCTATGCTGGCGTATGACTTACAGACAGACCCTGTGCTAAAAGCAGCAGGATTTGTAGGTGGTTTCTCAATCCAGAAAGATGCTAAAGGTAATAAGTTTATCAAAGAAAAATGGAACTTTAATAATAAGAGTAGCACCGAAGGTACTATTTATAAGAAGGTTCGTAAGTTCTTTGGTGACTTCATGCCTATATCCGAAGAGGAAGGCTCTGAGGTATTTATTAAACTGAACTAATAGAAGGGAACAGTAATGGGTAATAGTGGAATTGAATGGGTAGATAACGTGTTTGATTTCTGTGTTATCTTACTTGTAAGAATGGCTGACATGTTGGGCATGTCTTACGAAGAGATTAACATTTGGCTGTTTATTGTTATACAACCTACAATTACTATATTACTGTTCCTTGAAGTCCTACGACTAAGACGGAAAGTTAAGAGGAGATACTAATGGCTGAACAAACCTTCCTAAAAGACATGGAAGCATTAGGGTTTGGTGGTGCAGAACCATCTCCCTTAACAGCAACCGTCAGTGACCTAGCTCTCAAAGCTGCACAGAAGCAAGCAGAAGAACAACGAGAAGACTTAGGCTTTTGGGAAATGGTAGGTATGCGTCAGCTAGATGCTGGTACTATCTTCTCAGCCACCGCCCTGCTCGACAGACCAGATGCAGGGGAACAAGAAGCCCTTACAGATGAAACAATAGAAGAGCTTACAGGTGGTATTACAGATGAACGCGCTGTTAGGCGCATCCTAGAGGCCGCTGGGTCTAAAGGTCTTAACTATGGTAGAGCTATTTCTAGGGAAGTTAGGCAGACTATAGAGACTAATCAAGCCCTATCACAGCAAGGATTGACAGGTGCAGGGGCTATGCTATTGTCTGACGTACTAGACCCTGCTGACGCAGCTATAATGGCTGCTACGGCTGCTGGTGTGTCTGCTGTTGCCCCACCTCTAGCTCCTATCACTGCTCCTGTGGCTGCTGCTACTGCCAAAGGCTATCGACTGTTTAGTAAGTTTAAGAACAACAAGAAATATCTAGCTATGGCAGCAGGTGTTGGTGGAACAGAACTGGCAGCACTAGAACTTTTACGTTCTCAATCTAAGTATGACATCACAGGTGGTGACATCATTCTAGCTGGTACATTAGGTGCAGCAGGTGGTGCTGGTTTTACAAAGCTTGGACAGGTTATGTACAAGCGTTCAGTCGTACAACAGGCACTACGTAAGCAAGCTGATGGCGAACCTCTAACTGCTACAGAGACTGCTATCCTACGTCAGAATGATGACGAGATACTAGCACAAAAGTTTCGGCAGATGGCACACGACAACGATGATTTTGGTGTTGATGAACTAACAGAAATTACAGGTGGTTCTGGTCTTACTCGTAAAGACTTTACACAAATGACACCTGAGGAACTGGCAGCAGTCCCACGACAGCGTGGGGTAGGTGCAGGTGTCAGGGGTTTTCTTTCTGCTTTTGTAGAAACAAAGAACTCTGATGATGGTATTGTACGATGGTTAGGCGATGGGCTTGGTCTGAACAGCACAGGTAATAAAGTAGGTGCTGATGGACGAGTTACTGCGGTAAACTTTGGAGCGTTGGAGCAACGTGATACACTTGTAATGCGTTACAGGTTGAGTGTTGCTAACCCTATTAAAGAACTTCGTGAGCAATATATCTCTCGCACAAACATTAGTCAGGCAGATTGGAATGTTCTGGTATCACGCCAGTTACGTACACCTAATCCTGCTGCTGACCCTGCTGTAGTAAAAGCTGCTGACATCTATAAGACTAAGATGAAAGAGATAGCACAACAAGCTGTTGATGCCAATGTAGCTGGATTTGATGTAGGAACTATATCACGTATTCAGAACTATGCCCCACGTATTTTTAACAGGGGTAACATTCGTAGACTTCGTGAAGGCACACTTAAAGACAATGCAGATGGTAGCCTCAACGCAGCGTGGGGACAGCTAGCAGAAGCAGCTATTCGCAGGGGACAGCCTAACATTGAAGGTACAGTCAAGAAAGCTCTTGAGAAGAAAAGAAAGGGTAAGGCTGTCAGTGACAAGATGGTGAAAGATTACATCACACGTATGTCCAATGGATATATTAAAGGTGTACTAGACCCCTCTTACAACCAACGCTCCAATGCTAAGATGGCTAACGGTGACTTCGATGTAGAAGATTTCACCAATGTTATGAAGGCAGAAGGTTTTGGGGATGACGACATCGAACTAATCCTAGACGTTCTCACTGCTGATGCAAAAGTCAAAGGTCATAAACGTGCTTTGCCACGTATGATACTTGATGAATCTACAGAGATTACTGTTACTGGTTCTGATGGTAAACCTTTCCAGCTAGCATTTAACAATGTACTAGAAGAAAACATGGAGAACCTGTTTGACAGTTACGTGTTCCAACTCTCTGGTTCTATTGGACTAGCTAGGAACGGTATTGACACTAATGAGGTAGGCTCTAGCTTTGAGACTATTATTAGTAAAATATCTAAGCAGGGTGATGCTGCTAGGCAGAAAGAGATAGAGTCTCTACGTTACATGTATGAGTCTACCAACGGTAGGTTTGCCTATCGGTCTGATTTGACAGAGACACAGAAGCAGACGCTACGCCGTGTGCGTGAACTTAGCTTCATGGCTAACATGGGCATGTCAGGTATGGCAGCTATCATGGAACTGTCTAATGCTATCTTTGAATACTCGTTCTCTACTCTAATTAAAACTGTACCTATGTATGGTAAGCTGATTAGAAACTCTCGTACAGGCCAACTTAGCTCAAGAGTAGCTAGGGAAATGGAAGCTGCTACTGGTGTAGGTGGTGACGGAATTGTATCTAAAGTTACAACTATGAGAAGCAGACTTGAAGGTGATGTGTCCGAAGGTATTCAGATAGATGGTGAGATAACTAAGTTTGACGAACTGTTAGGCAAGGGACGTATCTTCACTTCTATTGCCTCTGGATTGCAGGGTGTGACAGACGTACTACGTAGGGTAACACTATACAACTACGCCTCAGAGTGGGCATACGCGCACAAGGCTGGTAAGGTAGCCATGTCTCCTATTAAGAGGGAGCAGTTAGGTATTACTGAGGAGATGGCACAACGTATTCGCAAGCAAATTGATGAACACGCTGACTATCTACCTGATGGTACATTGAATGGCTTGAACGCTGACAGATGGACAGATGCTGATGCAACTGACATCTTCTTTGCCTCTGCTCGTAGAGAAGCTACACAGTCTGTGCAGGAGATGAACGCAGGTTCAGTCAACGCACGTTTGCGTGGTGAAGTAGGTAAGTCTTTCTTTCAGTTCTTGTCCTTCCCTATGGCATCTATGGAACAACAGGCTATGAGGCTTGGTGTTAGATTTGCTAATGGCGATCAGATGCAAGTAGCTAAGATTATGTCCTTCTCTATGATGCTGGGAAGCATGATGTACATGTCACGGTCTTACCTTAACTCTATGGGACGTAGTGACCAAGATGAGTACATGAAAAGGCGTATGGAGACAGCTAACCTTCTACAAGGAGCGTTAAGCCAGATTGGTGCAGCTTCTATGTTTGGTTACATCTACCAGCTAACTACTGGTGCTATGGATGGTAATACTAATGCCTTGACACCTGCTGGTGTATCTATGGGTATTGGAGCTATCAAAGGTGCTGGTGACATGTGGGACGCTTTAGGTGAGGGTGAACTAAGTGAGACTGAATTACGTAGTCTTCTTCGCATTTTTCCGTTTACATCTCTATATGGAGTTAGGCAGATACTTAACGCTACCGCAAATGCGGCTACAAATTAATAGGAAAACAAATGGCTTTTTCATATCAAAACTATACAGGGGATAACACTACTACCACGTTTAGTATCCCTTTTACATACACTGCCACTAGCGAGATTAGTGTAACGGTAGATGGTGTGGCTCAAACTGGCCTTGCTTTTCCTTCTGCCTCTCAAGTAACCCTGACATCTGCACCAGCATCTAATACGTTGGTGCAAGTCAGGCGTACTACTAGCTTGACATCTCGCGCTGTGGATTTTGCGTCAGGCTCAGTCCTGACAGAAGAAGATTTAGATGACTCTAATATTCAAACCTTCCACGCAGCACAAGAAGCTGTAGACAAAGCTAACGATGGTATCACGTTAGATACTGACGATAAGTGGGATGCACAATCTAAGGTCATTAAGAACGTAGCTACGCCTACTACTAACACTGATGGAGCTACTAAGGCATACGTAGACGTTGTAGCAGGTTCAGCAAGTGCTGCTGCTAATAGTGCTAGTCAGGCCGCTTCTAGTGCTTCAAATGCTGCCACTTCTGCTACCAATGCGGCGACATCTGAGACTAATGCTGCTACTAGCGCAACGACAGCCACAACACAGGCTAGTAATGCGGCTACGTCAGCAACAACTGCTGCAACAAATGCTGCAACATCCACAACACAGGCTAACAATGCTGCTTCGTCAGCTACAGCCAGTGCTAATAGTGCTACAGCTAGTGCTAACAGTGCTACTGCGGCTGCAACAAGTGAAACCAACGCATCTACTTCTGAAACAAATGCGGCTACATCTGCCTCTAATGCTTCTACCAGTGAAACAAATGCAGCAGGTAGTGCAACAGCAGCGGCAGCTACATTTGACCTGTTTGACGATGCGTATCTTGGGGCAAAATCAAGCAATCCTTCAGTAGACAATGACGGTAATGCTCTTCAAGATGGTGCATTATACTTCGACACAACCAACAACGTGATGAAGGTCTATGACCTCGGTAGTACGACTTGGTTTCAGCTTACCCCTACTGTAACAAACCAAACCAACATCAACACTGTTGCTGGCATTTCCAGTGAAGTGACTGCTGTGGCTGGTGATGCGGCTGATATTGGAACGCTGGCTACTGACATTAATGGGTCAAACAACATTGGCACAGTAAGTGGTGCAATCACTAACGTAAATCTAGTTGGTGGTTCGATAACTAATGTAAATGCAGTTGCCACTAACATGGCAGACGTAAACAGCTTCGCTAACACCTACTTTATTGGTACGACTGCGCCAGCAAGCCCAACCACAGGTGATCTCTGGTTTGACAGTAACCCTTCTGTCCTCGTGATGAAGGTGTACAACGGCTCTGGGTTTGTCAACGCTGGTTCTGCTGTGAACGGTACGGCTCAACGAGAGAGCTACATTGTAGGTACATCGTCTGGTTCGTACACAGGCTCAACCACAGTCTTCCCTGCTACATACGATAGTGGCTTTGTAGATTTCTACCTGAATGGTGTGAAGCTGTACAGTTCAGACTTTACAGCTACTAACGGAACATCCATAACACTAGCCTCTGCCGCCACTACAGGCGACACCGTAGACATCATCTCGTTTGGTACATTCACGCTGGCAAGCATTGCGGCTAATGACCTGACTGATGTGTACACCACAGGCGTAGCTGATGGACAAATCCTTCAGTATAGCGGAACGAACTCTCGCTTCGAGCCAGTGACGTTTCAGGGTGGTGCAGGATACTTCGTTGGCGAAAACGGTACAACAGGCAACACCAGTACAGGCTTGGGTGACATCTTTCGTGTCCATGAAGCCGCACTGGATACAGCAACAACAATCCCATCCAACACTAATGCACTAGCTGCTGGGCCGCTTACGCTCAACGCTGCGCTGACAGTGAATGGCACAGTAACGGTGGTGTAAATGGCAAGTATAATTAACGTAGATACAATTAACGAGAAGACCAGTGGCAACGGGGTTAAAATTCCAAGTCATTCAGTTCAAGAGGTACATCATGTTTGCAATGCGGCAAATACATTAAGTTCAACTAGTTATGTTGATGTTGCTGGTGCTTCCACGACATTCACACCTAAGTTTGCAAACAGTAAATTGTTTGTTCAAAGCGTTCAGCATATTTACTGCGAACAATATGGATCAAGCTGGGGAGCCGCTAACACCGCAATTATGATTGACGGAAACTTACAATCACCTGCTGGTTCTGACACTGCTAATCAACTTGGAGTTGGTAGTAGGGACACTAACCAATCTAGTAGCCAAACAACTAGAATTCTGTGTTATGACCATCAAACGTGTACCTACACCGTAAGTTCTACCAACCCTATTATTATTAAAATACAGGGCAAGGTGTTTCAGGCAATAACTACCTGTAATGTAAACGTATATTCCAGAGGTTTTATTAGAGTAACGGAGATTGCACAATGAGCCAGCTATACGTTGATACAATTATCGAGAAGACAAGCGGCAACGGTGTGCAGATTGCTGACCTTGTGCC